GTATCATTCAACTACCTTTTGGAGTATCATTCGCAAAGTTATTCATTACAATAAATAATACATATAAAGGTGAAGGTATGAAACTAAAAGAATATTTAAGTACAAACAATTTAACGCAACACATGTTCCTAGATGGATTAGAAAAAGAGACTGGTCATAAGTTAAGCCAATCAGCTTTATCTAAATATATCATTGGTCAAAGAATACCAAGAAAAAATGAGATGGTTGCTTTGCATGAATTTACTAATCAAAATGGTAAAGGCAAAGTTGAGCCAAACGACTTTTATCTTTAGCCTAATTTAATTTCTAAATCATCATACCAATTAGTTGTATCTGATTTTGGTATAACAATCTCTGTTTGCATTTCGTAATTTTCGTAATCTAGAAAAGTCCGCTTATTTAAAAAAGTAGAACAATGAGGTATGAACTTCTTATCCATCTTCTTAAAAGTAATGTCATTGATATATCTATTTAACATTTCTAGTAACATCTCTTGGCTGTAAGTCTTACTAACTAATTTGTATTTAACTTCTGCTTGATGCTTATTTTCTTTTCTAGGATATAAAGACCAAAAGCTTTTGAAGTCATAATCGCTTTTAGTATTATCTTTAGTATTATCTTTTGTTTCTTCTTTAGTATTGGAGGGTGTGGAGACCAGTAAGGGGGTGGTATCCAGTATAGGGGGGGTGGGGGTCTGTAGACCCCTAGCATGGTTGTCTCTAGACCCAAGGGTCAGGAAGTACCTATTAGATGTATTACCACCATCAGCCTTGTATCTCGTTTGTATTTTTAACAGACCTAGCTCCTCAAATTCTTTTACTATCCTAGCGATATGTTTAGGGTCTTTAAGTCCTGCAAGTTTTGCTATATGGGAATAACTGGGATAACAACTATGTTGATCATCACAATAGTTAGCTAGTAATATTAATATTAATCTCTTGGTTGGTGTCTGATTTACGAATTGAATTTTGAGTGCTTGGTTTAGACATTCTATGGACATAGCTTTTTTTCCTTTTTCTTTATTGGTTTATCAAGATACTTTTTATATATATTTAAGTCAACACATTTTGGATTACTAATAGTTTTATGTTTCGCTTTTATAACATTTTATATATTCATAACATCTTTGTTTTGCTTCTACCCATGAACCATCTTCACAAAAGTGATTGTCATAGTAAGGGTCATTTTCATCACCATCGTTAAAAGAACCATAAACCCAAATATTAAAGTTCTCTTTGAAAACATCTAAGAAAGGATATTTGTCCATCAACTCAAATACTATTTCTTTAGATGATGTTCTTTTTACTATTTTTTTTAGTTGTTTCTTTTCAGAAGTTGTTTCCACAACTGGAAAAGGTTTAATTCTATAATTTAATTTTTTAGATTTGCATTCATCAAAATTAGCAAAATTTATATTCAATTCATTTAAACTTTTTGCCAATGAAGAAAGCGTAGGTTTATCAGGGTGAAAGAAATGCAATAACAAACAGTAACATGAAACAAAATACTTATTGTGCTTATCAAAAGGTTCAAGTGCATGTGCATATTCATGTAAGATAACTGCATAGTCTTTTGCCCAATCTTTTCTAAGGTAAATTGTATTATTGTTGTATCTCATAAAAGATTTACCACGACCACTTTTAAAAACTAAATTAATTTTCTTTTTAAATACCCTGTTTAATTTATTAACACATTCATAACACTGAGCTTCAGTAAGATAGCTTTTCTTAATCATCCATGACTGAGAATTTTCCCAGTCATAAACTTTTTGTCTTTGGGTATCTCGCATTCTCATTATGCAGACTCCAATACTTTGAAGCTGTTGCAGTCTTGAATTAAATCCCATGTAGACCTTTTAATCTTAGTCCAATGATTATCTCTGTAGGTACTTAATGCAGCAGGTCTGATCTTCACCCACTTATAACCAATTACACCGATCTGAAATAAGTGATATCCATGTGAAAGTCTATTTGCCCTTTGAGGGTGATTATAGAATTGCACTATATCCCTCGGTTTCTTTGCTTCCTTGTGTAAGGGTAATTCCTTAAACTTGGGTCTCTTCTGTTTAGTCATTTTCATTTTATTCTCCTTTTTATCAATTTATAAAAATTCTGTCACAGACCCATTGTATCACATCTAAATCCAAAATGGAATACCTAATTTATTCTAAGTATTAGAAAAGGTTGTATTTTAAATGTCCATCCACTGCCATGTAGTCACATTAGCTTTATTTTCTCCAGTATAGTTTACTGAATATTCTTTATTTTTTTTTGCAGTCTTCTTAGATGTTTTTATGTAATCTTGTTCTAGCTCACATAATTCTTTGTAGGGTATATTTTCAAGTCTCTGAATAATTTTCTTTGTAAATATTTTTTCACCATATATTCTCTTGTAGTGATAGATGATAAGAGAAGAACCATAATACTTAGGATTGCACTTAGTATCTAATCCTATATAAATAAATTTTTTATTATTTATCTCAAACCTCACCTCATAAAGCTCGGCAGCTTCTACAGTTATAGTTGGGTTTAGATCATAATCCATAATTCTAATTTATTACTTATAGTTGATGATTGAAGCATAAGTATAAAACAACTGAAGGCAAAAAGTTTACGAATTGGAATTATTTATGATAATATCCGATATGCAATGACTAAAAAATCTACAAAAACTAAATTAACCGAGACATTGAAAGTTCTTGTAAGAACTGAATTTGTGCAAGGCGTAGAATTAAAGTCAGGTGAAATCAAGCATTACTCTATAGAAGATTTAATCAAAAAACATAATGTTGCACCTGCAACAATGTATAGAGCATCTCAATCTGAGAGCTGGAAAATGCTTAGAGAACAATATAACCAAGAGCTGCAAGAAAAAATAAACGAAGAAAGACAAAAGCAAGTAGCAAAGAACTCAGTCAAGTTTGATGATAGGTTATTAGATAAAGCTAACGAATTAATAGAACAAGTAAGTTACTATTTAAAATTAAATGCACAAGCTATGAAGAATGGTGATAAACCTTTTCCACCAAGTCAATTCTTAGCAATAACAAATGCTGTTTTAGCAGCACAAAAACTAGGCAAGATTTCAATGGGAGAAATAACAGAGAATGTCAACATCCAAAGCACAATTAAAGAAGCAGATGCCTTCAAGTCAGTTATGGAATTACTTGACTCAGTTAAAGAGCAACGCCTTACAAGCGACAGCGACTCATTACACTGATTGGCTTAAAACTGCTCGTAAAAAACAATTAGCTCCTGAAGAGGAATATTATATATGGCTAATCCTTGCAGGAAGAGGATGGGGTAAGACTAGGACTGGTGCTGAAGATATAGCATTGTTTGCTATGCGTAACCCTAATGTTAATTGTGCTGTTGTAGCACCTACTCATGGAGATTTAAGAAGAGTTTGTTTTGGTGGTAACAGTGGATTACTTACTGTTATACCTAAAGACTGTTTTTTACAATCTAGTGATCAGAAAGGTTATTCATCTAGTGTCTCAGAAATAAGATTATGGAATGGCTCAAAGATTACAGGATATGCTGCACAAGAACCTGAACGTCTTAGAGGACCTCAGTTTCATAGAGCATGGTGTGACGAAGTTGCATCATGGAGATATGGACAAGAAGCCTTTGACCAACTTATGTTTGGACTAAGACTAGGAGACAATCCTCAATGCGTAATAACAACTACTCCAAAGCCTAATAAATTAATTAAAGACTTAGTAAAAAGAGAAGATTGCTATGTAACCAGTGGGTCTACATTTGAGAATGAAGCTAACCTCGCTGAGTCAGCTCTTAAAATGCTTAAAGAAAGATATGAAGGAACTAATCTAGGCAGACAGGAGCTATATGCAGAGATTATAGATGCCTTTGAAGGAGCTTTGTGGAAGCCTGAATTAATAGATGTAGCAAGAGTACAAGAAAAAAAAGAAATGAGTAAAGTTATAATTGCTGTTGACCCTGCTGTTACAGCTAATCAAGATAGTGATGAAACAGGAATAGTAGTAGTTGGAAAAGATTTTAATAACGAGTATTATATATTACAAGATTTATCAGGAAGACATAAGCCTGATGCGTGGGGTAAGATAGCTATTAACGCTTTCTATGAATGGGAAGCTGACGTTATCGTGGCAGAGGTTAACAATGGTGGGGATTTAGTAGAACGATTAATTCGTAATATAGATACCAACATAAGTTACAGGTCTGTAAGGGCAACGCGTGGTAAGATACTTAGAGCAGAACCTATTGCAGCTTTGTATGAACAAAGAAGAGTACATCATGTTGGTGTATTCTTAGAGTTAGAAGAACAAATGTGTAGTTATACTGGAGATACAAATAGCTCACCTGATAGGTTAGATGCTTTAGTTTGGGGACTAACTGAACTGAGTAAATCTAAAGGTGAAGTAAACTGGAGAATTAGCTAATGGCACAACAAACATTTCTACAAAGACTTTTTAATATAAAGCAAAACGAGCAAAAGAACTCAAACATGATGGGTTACTTTGGGGTCGGTACTGAAGAAACCAAACAATACAAATATGAAGACCTCGCAAAAGAAGGCTACTTAAAAAACGCTATTGTTTATAGATGCGTCAATGAAATAAGTAAAGGTGCTAGTGCAGTACCATTCATTATTAAAAATGGAGATCAAATAGTTGAACAACATCCACTCATTGATTTACTCAATAGACCAAACCCATTACAGTCTTATTCTGAATTCTTTAA